ACAGGAAAACAACGAATAAAAAACTGTTACTATCCTATAGAACTAAGTTTTCATGGCGGCAAACCTATATCAAGATATGTCAGTGAAAAGACTGTATATTTGACTAAAAAAAATAGATTTAAAATTTTACTAACTTATCAAGAAGAGGGTGCTGCTATACAAACAATAGCTCTTGTTAAAAAACAAGCAGACGAGTTAGTTCATATGGGCGTACCTAAAAGCAATATAGTTGTATTATTAGGAGATATAAATTGTGCATATAAAAAATTTTTAGATCCTTATAAGTTATTTGGCTTAGATTGGTGGCAGATAAAACATCAAATTACATATAAATCAAGGGCAGGTGAAAATTTACTCTGGACAAGTTTGCGTAATTATGATAAACCTGTACTAAAAAAAGAACGCAAAAAGTTGTTAAACAATTTAGACACATGGCAACCGCAAAATGTTGCACTTAGTTATAATGGTAATAATAGAATACATAGAGCAGGTTTAGTAAGTGAGTTACTTTTACGTAATTTGCAAGAAAAAAGTTATATTAGTTATAATGTGTATGATCAACCGTGTAGCCAATTTTCTACTAACGATAACCGTGTTGTTGATCTTAGTAAATCTAACGCATATTTAAAAGAAAAATTAAAATGGATGGAATATGTACAAAATGCAAGACTTATTATTGACAAACAAGATGGCGATGTATATAAAGATGATAGATATCACAATATAGAACATTATGCAAATAGCCTAGTAAGTTTAGTTACAGAAACATATGCAACTGATATTATTGATAAAGGAGAGTATGAATACCACGACGAGATAAATGTATTATGGACTACAGAAAAAACATGGAAGCCTATTCAAATAGGTCATCCGTTTATAATACTAGGATCTCAAGATACAATTACCTATTTAAACAATGAAGGATATTTTAGTTTTCCTGAATTTTGGAGCGAATCGTATGATAGAGTAGCAAAATTATCTAGTAGAATTGATATGATATGTGACCAAATTGACAGATTAGATAAAATGACTATAGGTCAGCGTGTAGACATGGCTAAAAAAATTAAACCATTTTTAGAAAGTAATAGAAATAGATTCTTAAATAAAGATAACCGACCAAAAGTTATAAAATTGTACAAGGAAATGCAATATGGATAATATGAAGAAAAAAGATTTAAAAAAATCAAAAGTGTTTTGTATGGCTCCTTGGACTCACATGCATTTTATGCCAAACAAAGATGTAAATCCGTGTTGTTTGTCACCTATACATGAAACAATAGGAAATATGAACAATCAAGATATTCCGCAAATTTGGAATAGTGATCGTATGAAACAACTACGTAAGGATATGCTAGAAGGGAATGAACGACCTGATTTTTGTTATAGATGTTACGAAAAAGAAAACGACGGATTTACTAGTTTACGTACTCATATGAATGACAGTTATTTGGAAAACCATTATGGTATTGTAGAACAAACAACTGAAGACGGCCGTGTTGATCCTCTGAATTTAATACATTGGGATTTTAGATTTAGTAATGTGTGCAATCAAAAATGTAGAACATGCGGTATTGAATTTAGTACTCAGTGGCATGCTGACTTTATAAAACTTTGGGACCTAGATAAAAATCATCCTAGTACGCCACCTAAAGTTAAGCGTATTTGGATTGACGAACTAGAGTTTGAAAAAGACTTTGACACATTTTTTGATAAAGTAGAATACATACATTTTGCAGGAGGCGAACCTTTAATTACTGACGAGCATTATAAAGTACTAGATAGGTTAATAGAAGCAGGTAGAAGTGATGTTAGGTTACGTTACAGTACAAACTTTAATGCACTAAAATATAAAAAATATGATATATTAGAAATGTGGAAACATTTTGATCACATTGAATTAATGGCAAGTATAGATGATATGGGTGACCGTTATAACTATATAAGAAAAGGCGGCAACTGGGATAAAGTAGTTGCTAACTTCAGTAAATTTAAGGACAGTGGATTATTTGAAAGACCAAATATGCATTGGGGATTACATCCTACTATAAGTTTTTGGAATATCTATTATATGCCTGACTTTCATAGAGAATGTATTAAACTAGGAATGATAGATGTAAATAAAAAACATGATCATTGGTTTACAACATTCCATTTAAATAATTTAATACAGCCTGAATATTATAACTGCCAAATATTATTACCGCATCTAAAAAAACAAGTTACGGATAAACTATTAGCTTATGCAGATGAATTAGAAAAAGTTTATAAAATACCAAGCGACCCTTTTAGAAATTTAGTTACATATATGAATCAAGAAGATAAAACTAATCAAATTCCTAAAATGCAAAATATGACACACAGGTTAGATAAAATTAGAGCAGAAGAAACTCCTAAAATATTTCCGTTTATCAAAGAGATGTTTGATGTCCGCTAGTTTTCTTATAGATATTCCTATAAAGTTTGATGACACTGATCATAAAAATAACAGTCTAGGATTTAGAGGTCCTGAACCTACTTCAGATGAAATTGTTTTATTTGGTGGATGTAGTTTAACATATGCAACAGGTGTTGAGGCAGAACAGTCTTGGCCATACCTAATTGCTAACGGAGATAATTATTTGAATGTCGCAATACCTGGTTCGGGTATAGATGTACAATTACTAAATCTTACATGGGCAATAAATAATTATAATGTAAAAAAACTTTACTGGTATGCAAGTGATCCTCATAGGCAAGTTGTAGTAAGAGATGACGAAAAATATGTCAACTTATATGTACCAGGAGACATGCATTTATTAAATGATAATCTTAAATTACGCAAAAGTTTTATTAGGTCAAATACGTTAATGTCTGAAACTATTTGGCAAAAATATTTTTGGAACATATACACATTTTTTAGCTTGTGTAAACAAAAAAATATAGAAATGTTTGTTACAGTTTGGATGGGTGAATATGATTATAAATTAGAAAACTTAAAAAGAGAATTTAATGTAAAAAGTATAGGAAACATAAAACATGATCTCGATAAAGGTACTGATAACTTACATCCAGGACCAAAGTGTCATAAGACTTTTGCAGATTATATTAAAGGAAGAAAAATATGAATTTTTATATCTTTAATCCAGTGCAACAAGAAAATAAATTTTTTAGAGACAATATAAACACCGATTGGGGTAATGCTGATAAAAGTGTTGTAAGCCAAGAAAGCAAATTTCATTATTTTAAATTTTTAAATATTATAGAACGTAACGGCAAACAATTATCAAAAAGTCCAATAGGTATTATTCCTTTTTATTATGAAGCAGGAAATCATAATATAGATAAAATAATTCAAGTAGTAAAAGAAAACTTTGTGTATGTTTTAAAACATAAAATTGTTTTTCTAGACCCATTAGAAGGTAATCATAATATTGCAGAAGATATTGATTATTTTGTAAATTATTTTAACGATTCTCTTGATGTTTATTTTATAAGTGGTGACTTAAAACTACGTGAAAGAAAAAATAGGTTTACTTTTGTTTATAATGATCAATGGATACATCATATTTCTCCACCTCCAGAGATTATCCCATATAACCCTACTACCAAAGACTATATTAATTGTAACAGAGTTGCAAGAATGCATAGATGTATGTTAATGCAATCTTTAATTGATAATCATTTATTACAAACAGGATACAATACTTGGGCAAATACTTACGGAGCATTTGATGAATTTAAAAGATTATATCCTAAAAATACAATTACTAATCAAAAATATGATGTACTAGATATTAAAAATGTGACTGAAGCTAATCCTACAAATAGTATACCAATAGAGTATTGTAAAAAAACATTCTTGTACCTTAATACTGAAACGCATGTGGATAATAAAGTTTTGTTTATAAGTGAAAAAACTTATAAGCCTATTGCAATTGGTATGCCGTTTATGACATTAGGAAATCCAGGAACACTAGCACGTCTTAGAGATTTGGGATTTATAACATTTAATAAATGGTTTGATGAAAGGTATGATTTTGACTTGACATTAGAGGAAAGAATTGCTATAATAGTAAGTAATCTAAATCGTTTAAGAGATGAGAGCTTTGATAGAAAGATTGAGCTACGTAAAGAAATGGAGCCAGTATGCAAACACAATCAAAATTTGTATAGACAGTTACATTATAAAAACGATATAATTAATAAATTAGATTTAATAAAAGAAGGACAAATAAAATGAGTAAAATTGCATTTATAGGCCTTGGTAAACTAGGTTTACCTTGTGCAGAAGTTATAGCCAAAAAAGGTCATGCTGTATTAGGATACGATACTCGAAAAGTTGAAAGTGACTATGTTATTGTAGAGGATAACATTAAAGACACAGTCAAAGATGTTGACATTGTTTTTGTTTCTGTACCTACACCACATGATCCCCAATACGACGGAAGATATCCTACTAGCGATTTACCGCCAAAGGACTTTGCTTATGATATAGTAGAAAGTGTACTTACTGAAGCAAATAAACATATGAATAAAAACCAGTTGCTTGTTCTTATTAGCACAGTATTACCTGGTACGGTAAGACATAGGCTTTGGAGACTTTGCGGTAATACACGTTTTGTTTACAATCCTTACTTAATTGCTATGGGAACTGTTGCATGGGATATGGCCAATCCAGAAATGATAATGATTGGAACACATGATGGCTCTAAAACTGGTGACGCAAAACAGCTAGTAGATTTGTACGAAACTATTGTGGAAAATAATCCACGCTACGAAATTGGTACTTGGGACGAATGTGAATGCATCAAAGTATTCTATAACACATTTATTAGTGCTAAGATTGGATTAGTTAATATGATACAAGACGTTGCTGAAAGACAAGGTAATATTAATGTTGATGTTGTAACTAATGCACTTGCACATAGCGACAAGCGTATTATGGGCCCAGGTTATATGAAAGCAGGAATGGGCGATGGTGGAGCATGCCATCCAAGAGATAACATTGCGTTACGTTGGCTTAGCGAAGAGTTGAGATTAGAATATGATTTGTTTGACTCGGTGATGTATGCTAGAGAAATACAAGCAAAAAATATGGCAGAAACAATATTAGAACATGGCAACCGTATAATGTTTACATCCAATAGTTATAAGCCTGATGTAGATTATGTAGATGGTAGTTACAGTGTGCTAGTACAGTTTTTTGTTACAGAATTAGAAGGTGATGTAGTAAAAGAAAATCCAGATGTAATTGTACGTGTTCATGAAACAGATCCTATACCACATGTGCCTGGAGCAACAATTTTTGACCCATGGAGGGTTACACCTAAACATCAATACGATGACATGACGGTTGTTCACTATGGGAACACACGTATATGGTAAATTATGTATGATATTGTATATATAGGATCTAAAGATAGCAAATGGGATAAGATAAAATCTACGTTTCCAAATGCTAAGATTGCCAGTACAGTTACTGATGCACAGACTAAAATTTTTACAAAAATGTTTTGGGCAATATGGCCTGACATTGATCTTATAGAAGATTTTAAATTTGATTACGAAGTAGATGAATGGAGTGAAGATTATATTCACGTATTTTTAAACGACAAAATTTTTGACGGAGTATGTCTGTTTCCTAAACGATGCGAAGTTTCAAACAGAGAATTATCATATAGATTTTTTAGTAATAAAAAAGAAATTAATATAACAGCTAGTAAGCCAGAAAAATATAATGTTTTATATGTAAAAACTTATGAAGATTATGTAAATGGTTTAAAAAAGTCTACTACTGATTTTGTTTATGTAGTACCATGTGATATATATTTAAAAGTCGATTTTAATTTTAATTATAAAGTTCCGTATTGGGAAAAGGATATCATACATGCATTTAAAAATGGCGATTATTACGATGGTGTATGGATCCAACATAAAGACAAAGAAGTATCTAAAAAAGAATTTGACTACAGATTTTTTACAAACAAAAAAGAAATAGACATTGTTGCGTCTACTCCTGAAATAAATGAAGTAATATATTGTTCTAATTATCAAGAATATTTAAGTAAACGGTCAAAGATTAAGTCTAAGTTTTACTATGTAGTTACATCAAATCTTAATGTTGATAATTTTAATTTTAATTACCAAATACCTACATGGGATAAAGATATAGTTCATATATTTAAAAATCAAAAATACTATGACGGAATATTTTTATGTTCTAAAGATGTACAAGTAAGCAGTAAAGAATATGATTATAAGTTCTTTATGAGAAAAAAAGAATTAGACATAAACGCTTCAATACCTAAAACTTTTGATGTTGTGTTTATTAGCTATTACGAATCTAATGCAGATAAACATTTTAGGAAGTTACAAGAACATATACAATTAACATCTCCAAGTACAAACTTAATATGGATAAGAGATGTCGATGGTATACATCAAGCACATAAAAAAGCCGCAGAAAGAGTACAAACAAATATGTTTTTTGTAGTTGACGGAGATGCAGAAGTTGTTGATGATTTTGATCTTTCGTATCAAGTTGCAAGTTGGGATCAAGATACTGTACATGTTTGGCGAGCAAAAAATCCTGTAAATAATTTAGAGTATGGCTATGGCGGTGCAAAACTATTGCCTACTAAAGCATGTTTAAATATGAATGAAAAAACTACTGATATGACGACAACATTAAGCCCTAAATTTAAAGCGATGCCTACAGTTAGTAATATTTCAGTGTTTGATACAGATCCTTGGAGTACATGGAAAAGTGCATTTAGAGAATGTGCAAAATTAAGTAGTAAAGTAATTGATAGACAAGATCAGGAAGAAACAGATGAAAGACTTAAAATATGGACTACTACAGCTAATGGAAGATTTCGTGAGTATGCGATTAGAGGTGCTAGGGCTGGCATGGAGTTTGGCCTTTCTATTGGGGCTGACCTTCGGCTAATAAATGATTTTGCTTGGCTAAGAGAAAAATTTAATGCAGAAAATTGAAGATATTACATCAGTACACATTGAACTTACTGATAAGTGCCAAGCACAATGTCCAATGTGTGCAAGGAATTATCACGGCGGCGCAGTAAGGCCTTTTATACGTAATGGTGATATTTCTATAGAGCAATTTAAAGAGTGGTTTCCAAAAGAATTTTTAGAAAAATTGTATAACTTTTATAGTTGTGGAAATTACGGTGACCCTGCATTTGCAAAAGATTGTTTAGAAATATATGAATACGTAAGATCGTGTAACAAGGAAACTAGACTTGCATTACACACTAATGGAGGAATGCGTGATCCTAAATGGTGGAGTAAACTTGCAATAGCAATAGGAACACAACGTAACAGCGAAGTAATTTTTGCTGTAGATGGCTTTCCAGGCAAACATGAGTTATATAGGCGTAATACAAAATTTGAAAAAGTTATAGAAAATATGAGTGCTTTTATAAATGCAGGAGGAACAGCAAGAGTTGATAGTTTAGTATTTGCACATAACGAACATGAAACAGAAGAACTAGAGTCATATCTACTTGACTTAGGAGTAGACAAAGTTAATTTTATTAGTACTACGAGATTCTATGAAATGAAAGAATACAAAGTACAAAATGTTAAAGGGGATATTGAATATTATCTAAAACCAGCAGAATTGCCCAAATGGAAAAAGACCCCAAACAAAAGTTTAGAAAACTTGTTAGATGTACAGTTTAGAGAAAGTGCTATTGAAAAAAGTGTAATTGATCCTAAGTGTACAAACGAGCAAAGTATATATGTTGACCCTTATGGAAGCATATTTCCGTGTTGTTGGATAGGCGGCGACAGTTTAGAACAGCCAATAGAAGAAACATTGCCTATACACAAACTTAGAAATTTAAGTGTACAAAATACAAAAGAAATGTTAGAAGTAATAGGCATTCCTAAGTGCCAACACGGTGCCTTAAAGCAAACAGGAGCCCTATGGCCGAAGTTAAATACTTATTGGAACGGGAAAGATAAGTGTATGACATGTGCAAGACAATGTAGTAAATTAATTTACGATAGTAATAATAAGTATGAATAATTTTCAAAGTATCCCATGGGATAATATAACCAAGTTTGGCCAACAAACGATGCTAGAGACTCATCTTTTTGCAGTTTCGTGGATCCTGGCTAGATTTTGTAATTATGAGTGCAGTTATTGCTGGCCACACGCTAGATCTAGTACCCCAGACCACCAAGATTTAGAATTGTACTTAAACACCATAGATAGTATCAAAGCACAGGCACGTGAAAATAACTTCACTGATTTCCACTTTTCTTTTAGCGGCGGCGAACCTACTGCCTATAAGCATTTTGGCAAAGTGATAGAACACTATGCAAATGATCCTGCTCCAGAATACCAAAGTATTCATATGACAACTAACCTTTCGCCAGGAAGCATATGGTGGAATAAATGGATAGAAGCAACATCTAAACTTCAACGTAGAAGTATTACCGCTAGTTACCATGCTGAATTTGCTAAAGAGCAAGAGTTTGGTGACAAATGTTTACAGTTGATAGATAACGGTGTGTATGTTACAATTAATCAAGTAATGGTACCAGAATTATTTAATGAGCTTTATGAAAGATTAGAGAGATTTGCTGAAAGAGGTATTAATGTAACTCTTAAACCTCAATCAAATCCTACTGCTTCTGCTATAGTTGACGGTTATACACAAGAACAAAAACATCTTATGCAAATAGGATTTCCACAAAGCTGGAATGGCGAAGAAATATATCAAATTAAATTAGTAGACGATAATAACAATCAATACAAGTTTGATCAAGCAGAACGTTTTAATGCGTTTGGGTTTAACAAATTTAAAGGTTGGAATTGTAATGCAGGCTATCAAAGTTGTGTTATTAGAGAGCATGAAGTACGCAGAAGCTATTCATGTCATGACGAACCGTTAGGAACGCTACAAGACGGTTTTACGCTGTTTAAGACACCATCTAAGTGTATAACTCCTACGTGTGTAAGTAGTGCAGATAGCAAAATACCAAAGAGGAAAATATGATTACACTATGGTATGATGCAGAGGTAAACTGCCAACATGAAGACTTTGTTTATAGTAATAGAACTATATTTGATGCAGAATCAAAACAAGTTGGAGATACCTTTAATCCTAACAATAAAAATTATTATATAATAGAATTACACAATGTATACAAAGATGTTGACTTATTTTCATTAATGTCTACACAAGCAAAGAGTTTACTACGTCAAGGTTTAAAAATAATATTATATTATCCTAAAGAAGGGCATTCTCTAGATGATTGGTTAATAAACATTTATAAAAGTGTTAAACATAATGATATAGAAGGAAAAATTTATCTAGTGTTTGGCGATAATGATCTAAAAGAAAACTATAAATTGTTTTTAAAAGAAAATGTTATTGAAGATTTCCTTGTTCCTATCAGTATAGACTTTTTTGCAAAATATTATTTAGATGCAGTTGAAGGAAAAAATAAAGACTATCTTTTTTACAATGGTAAACTTAGACCACACAGACTATATGCAGTATCAGAGTTAGATAAACACAACGTTTTAGATAAAGGTATTGTTAGTTTAACAGCAACCGAGTATACAAATGGTGTCTTTAGTTTACAAGAATGTGTTGATGTACTTAACAAAAATAATGCAGGGTCAGATCATTTAGATAATTTTGTAGATAACTTTAAGCCTATGATTTTAGATATACCTTCAGATAAATTTTCATTAAGTGTTACAGATCAAACTAACTTTGATCACTACGGACATACTTATTTTAGTGTTATTAGTGAAACTTCTATTACGCATAGATTTGTTACAGAAAAAATTTATAAAGCATTTTATAACTTACATCCATTTATTGTGATTGGTCCTCCAAAAATGTTGCAATTATTAAAAGAGAAAGGATATCAAACTTTTGAAGAATTGTTTGACGAATCTTACGATAATGAACCTAACCATGTAAAAAGAGTTGATTTAGCAATACAACAAATTGTAAAATTTTGCAATCTTTCAGAGTCTGACAAACGTGAAAAATGTAATAAAATTATGAATAAATTATACTATAATAGAGAACATTATATAAAAAGTGCAAAATCTCAACCAAACATATTTAAAGTGATCGATAATGAAGATTGATATAGAAGATGTATTATTTTGGATGGACGCTATTCGTAATAGCGATAACCGATATCGTACACTTGAAAGTTTTTGGAAAGGACAAGTAAAAAGTAAAATTTGGTTAATAGAAGCACTAGAAAAACATAACAGATCTATAATGAATGCTGATGTAGTTATTCATGGTGGGTGGAACGGAGTATTATCATCACTATTGTTTAATTCAAATTTAGGTATTAGGCATATAACATCTATTGATATTGATAGAACGTGTGAAAATACAGCAAATACAATTAATAAAAGATATGAAATACAAGGAAAGTTTAATAGCATTACACAAGATATGGTAACTTATAAATATGATAAACCACCTTATCTTATAATTAACACTAGTTGTGAGCATATAAATCAAGAGCAGTATTTAGAATGGTTAAGTAATGTACCAAAAAGTTCTACAGTAGTTTTACAAAGTAATAATTATTTTGAATTAGATGAGCATATAAATTGTAGTAAAAATTTAGAAGAGTTTGTTAAAAAATCAAACTTAAAAGTTGATGTTGCTGAAACATTATCTTTTGAAAAATATGATAGATATATGATAATAGGAAAAAAACAAAATGTCTGATTTAGACAAATATACAGACGCTATAGCAAAAGCTGCCGGAAGTAAAACATTCTGTGTCCTGCCATGGATACACTTTGCTACTAGACCTAACGGTGATATGAGATTATGTTGTTCTTCAAATGCCAGTGGTGCAGGTCAAGACCACGAAGTAGGTTTAGTTAAAATGGAACACGGTAAACCTGCAAACTTTGGTAGAGAAACACCTATGGAAGCATGGAATAATGATTACATGAAAAGTGTACGTACTACTATGTTAGATGGTAAAATACCTGCAAGTTGTCGTAAGTGTTTTGAAGAAGAATCAAAAGGTGTAGCAAGTAAACGAGTATGGGAGAGTTACACATGGATGGAAGACGGTGTTGATATTCCTGAGCTTGTAAGACAGACTAAAGAAGATGGTACTGTTCCAGAAAACTTAAAATACTTAGACTTACGTTTAGGACATACATGTAATATTAAGTGTGTTATGTGTAGTCCACATGATAGTAGTAAATGGGTAATGGATCATAAAAAACTAATACCTCAGTTAGAAGATCCAGAAGTACTAAGACAAATGCAATGGGACAAAAAAGAATTTAATAATAAGTGGCACGAAAAAGATACGTTTTGGGAAGAAATGAATTCTCAAATACCAAATTTACGACAAGTATATTTTGCCGGAGGCGAACCTCTAATGATCAAAGAACATAAAATGTTTATTGAAGAAATTATTAGGCAAGGGTACCAAGATAAAATATTATTGCGTTACAATTCAAACGGATTACTAGTTGACGAAGATTTAATTGAATTATGGAGTAAATTTAAGAAAGTAAAATTTGCTGTTAGTATGGATGCTAGTTATGAACGTGATGAATATATTAGACATCCAACTGACTGGAGTACTGTAGAAAAAACATTACACTTGTTAGATAATACTCCTGATAATATACAAACTAGTTTAGCAACAGCGATACAAATATTCAATGTAAAACATCTACCCGACTTTATGAAATGGAAAGTAGAGAGCGGATTTAAAAAACTCAACGTTGGTGAAGTACCCGGCGGCGTACAAATGGGCGGAGGTTTAGTAAACATGCACTTATTATATATACCAACGTTTCTAAGTATACAAATACTGCCAAAAGAAGATAAAGAAGAAGTTAAAGAACGCTTTATGGATTTTAAAGATTGGCTGTGGAACAACTACAGGCAAGATGACGACTATTGGAAACATAATCCATATGGTTGGAAACGTTGGGAAGCAGTTCTTAATCATATGAATGCACAAGACAATAGTCATTTACTTCCAGGATTTAAAGAGTATGTAAACAAACTAGATGCAATACGTGGATTAAAAGCCGCAAAAGTATTTCCGGAGTTAGCACACTTATTATGAGAGAATTAGTTAAGATTATTACTACTCAAGATCCAGAGACATTAGACATTAGATTTTGGCCTACAGATATATGTAATTTTAATTGTGCATATTGTTTTCCAGGTAGCGTAACTAATAAATTACGTTATCCTAAAAATATCGATACTGTAATAAAAAACTTTAGAGCATTATTTGATTATTATATAATGACACACAACAAAACACATTTTAAAATTAATGTAGTAGGTGGCGGCGAGCCCACACTGTGGCCGCATTTTGCACAGTTTTGTAGAGAAATAAAAGAAAATCATAGTGTGCATATACAATGTACTACTAATGGTAGTAGAACTGTAAGATGGTTTGAAAAAAATACACAGGATGTAGATGAATTTGTACTAAGTTGCCATCAAAAAGATGTAAACATTGAAAATTTTATAGCTGTTGGTGATTACTTATTTGCTAATGGCAAGGATGTTACTGGACTAATGTTGATGGATGCGTCAGCCTGGAATAGATGTATTGAACTAATTGAAGTTATGAAGACAAGTGAGCAACCTTGGATTATACAAGCAAAAGAAGTAGTAGATGCACCAGGCTATGATATACAAAGTTACACTGAAGAACAACTAAAATTTTTACAGCAACCATTAAAACGTGCTCCTAATTCCGATTGGATTATTTCTAACCTACATAGATTTAGAATACATGAAAGTATAGCAATGTATAACAATGATGCTGCAGTACCAGCAACACCAAACAAATATATAATGGAGCAATCTAATTATTTTAAAGGTTGGAAATGTAATGTTGCTATAGAAAACTTAGTAATAACACATGATGGCAGTGTTACAGGTAGCTGTCAAGAGCAAGTATTTGCAGATGCAGATATTAATATGTTTGCAGAGGATTTTATTTTACGTTTTAATAAAGCTAAAATGGATTTAAAAACAATAGTATGTCCCAGGACTAGTTGTAGTTGTCAACCTGATACACACATTACTAAATGGAAATCTTAGTTAATGGGATATCAGCAGCACAAGTACACCACTGACGAGTACAAATAATTTCTTGTTCAGGCTCTTCAAAACTACCATTATAAATATTTCCCAAACTACCGCCTACCCTACAAGTTGCACGATGAACTTCTCCGTCCCAGTTAATCATTAAACTTTCAATACCAGCCGAACATTTCCAGCCCTTAAAGTTATTCATTTTCTTTTTAATGATATCGTTAGCATGATATAAATCTTTGTCGTCAACTACGCAGTTTTCTTTAGCAGTAGAATCTTTACTTAATATCCATTGTAAGTCACGTTCATTATATTTCATGTCGTCAAACCAATCACGGTTTTCTGCTTCTGTCCAGCGTATACGTCTAATTACATATGGGACATTGTGTCCGTCAAATAAATTAGTAGCCATTTTTACTCTGTCCATATGTTCATGGTGTGCCATAATATTTACTTGAAATGGTATATTTTGATCTGCTTCATTTAGTTGTGAAAAAGCAACTACAGTATCTATACATCTACGCCAATGTTCATCTTCCTCAAAATGCAAACTAAAAACATAATGATTTACGTTTAAGTTACTATAAAAATTAGGTGGTAACGTAGCGTTTGTAGTTATATTAATCCAGTCTACTCTTTGTGAAGCATGTTCTAGTAGTTCTTTTATATCAGGATGTACGCAAGGTTCTCCTCCTGTAAAACTTAATCTTACAGGTTTGCCTATTTCTGCTAGTGCATCAACGGCATCCGTTAAAACTTTTATATTAGTATGAGGACTAAAGTTGTCATGTATTTCTGCAGGACAATATGTGCAATCGAAATTGCAACGCTTTCCAAGGTTCCATTCAACGTGAACTGATTCTGCATGTGAGTCCCATCTCGGTTCTACTTTATACATAAGGAGCAAACTCAGGGTTGGCTGTGAGAAAGTCTTGCCCTCTAGTTTTATCTAGATTATGGTTAAACGCTATACAGTCTTGCCAGTGTGTGTTGTACATACATTTAGCCTGCAAAAAATTAATATTGTCTTGTATTTGTTGTAGTGTAACTTTTTTAAGCAATTCGTTTTCTTGAACTAATGAATATGTTAGTACAGTTTTTTTCATTGCTTCAAGTTTAGTAATAACTTGTTGTTTTAGTTCTGGCGGTAACACTTGTGCTGAAAGCGACATTGGATAGTTTACTCTGTGAGAATAAAAAATAATACCCATTTCGTTTAAGAAGTAATCAATAACTTTGTCTATCTGCATTATGTTGTTTGCTTGTACAGTAAACGCACCTACAACTCTACTTACATTAGGAAAACTCTTAAACACTTTTACATTTTCTTCTACTTCTGCAAACTTACCATTACCTCTAATGTATTCATATGTGTCATGCAAACCATCTATACTTACATTTACAGCAACACTTTTAAACTTAGGCCAATAGTCATGTATAGTACGCCCACCTTTAATACCTAGTGTTGTGCCATTAGTAGCATACTTGATTTCTATATTCTCTCCGTACTCTGCTAGTCTATCTAAAATTTTGTAATGGTATGGATCCATTAGTGGTTCACCACCTGCAAACTCTACTCGCCTAAAGTAAGGTAGTAGTTTTTCAAAACTAGACCACCAGTTATCTGAGTTATCAAATGGACCTATATACTTTCCAGGAGTATCAACTAATTTTTCAACTGTAGGAATAAGATAGTTATTTTCTTTTTTGTAGAACTCAGTAACTTGGTTCCAATCCTTCCAACTAGTACTATCAAGTGGATTGCACATACGACACTTTAAATTACATAAGTTATTGAGTTTAATTTCCATTGTAGGAAGCTCAAAAGGCATGCTATAATCGTCGTCTAAAGCGTCTAATGCATCAGGATATAAGTTAACCCTAGCTTCAGGTATTACTCCTGCTGTATGACGCTGTCGTAAGCTCTCTACACCCTGATCTTCTAAGTCAAAGCAAGGCTTACATACATCAGGACGTTCATCATTCATTACTTGCCGGCGAACTTCTTTCATCTTGTCGCCATTCCAAACTTCTTCTAATGTTTCTTCTTGTATCCAACCAACAGGTTGACTACGACAGCAAACTTTTATAGCACCGTCTTCTCTAGTAGCAAGACCAGTAAACGGATGCATACAAAATGTTTTACTTTTGCATGGCATTTATAACTCCCCATTCTCGTTCTAAACACCAAAAGCATTTACCACACGTTGGTACATGTTGTCCTGGTTTATAAGTTTTATAATCTAAGTCTTTAAACACTTCAGGATATGCATCAATATCACCTTCGCAACTCCTAGTTAAATTAAGTAAATCAGCAATATCATGTTTTATGTATTGACTAATAATCCAATCCTTTTTAGTATACACGAAAGGATGGCAAATGTCAATACCGTCGTGTACAAAATGAGGCTCTAAATGACTATCATCTCTTTCTTCAACTTTTCCAGGAAAGTCTACGTCAGGATTCATAGTCACTCCTGCATATAGTGCATTAAGATTATGTTTACTAGCAATAAATTCGTTAAAACTTCTAAGAATAATTCTATTACCGGGTTTTAATTTTCCGTACTCGTCGGTAATTAATGTAGTGCTTGGCTCTTCCATTTCAGGAGGTATTAAATTTTTATGTACATGAAAGGTATGATCAAAGCGATCTTTAAACCATTCAATTACTTGATCAGCAACGTATTCTTGCCAAGGTCGCGTTCTCCACAATCGTATTTGACTGGTAAAATGTATTTCTGCATTGGTATTAGAACAAATTAAATATGCTAGTAACGCACTGTCTGCTCCGCCACTAAGACTAATACCTATACGCTTCCAACTAGGATTTAAGTATAGTTCCATAATATTATTTACCAAGTTTTCTACGCATATAACTACAATACGGTAAATATGAGTATGCTAATAAAGACGAAGTTTTCTACACCAATTGACGATATAAACAGTGTAATAGGAGATGTTTTTGATAAAGGAAAACATGATATTTCTAATCCAACAGGGAATTTTTTTTATGATCCTTGGCAACTAAAAAGTGAATACTTAGGTACACCTTGGGAAACTATACTTAATAGTTTACCTGGAGATAAAGGACAAGCAAGAGTAATCATTTTAGAATCTCCTAGTTGTTATACAGCTCATTCAGATATTGATGACAGATATCATTTAAATTTATTTGGCGATGAAGCATACCTTATAGATTTAGAAGAACAAAAAATGTATAAAACTATAAAAGATGGAATTTGGTATGATATGGATGCAGGTAAAATACACACTGCAATGAGCATTGGTGAGCATGTTAGAGCACAACTAGTAGTACGTAAGTTACTTAACAAAAATAAATTACAAAATCCTGTAACAGTAAAAGTATATGGCAACGATAATCCAAGATATAAATTTGATAACGTGTTAAGTCCGTGGCTAAATTGTGCAAATAAAAAAGGTACTATTACAAATGTGTCTATAGTTAAATTTGGAATACAATTTGATATTGAAGAAAATCTTATAAGCACTATTCCTATACCAGAAAAAATGAAGGTAGAAATTTTATGAAAATTTTAATGACAGGGTCATCAGGTTTTATAGGATCCCATTTAAAAGAAAGATTACAAAATCACCAACTGCACCATTTAGTATCTGATCTAACAGATCATAAAAGTGTAACAGATGAAGTATTAGCAGTTAAGCCAGATATAATAGTACATCTTGCAGCTCGTACAGAAGTAGAACAAAGTTTTTACGAACAAATTGCTTTTAGCGAAATTAATTACGTAGGTACTGTAAATTTAATTGAAGTAGCAACTAAGGTTAAAAATTTAAAAAATTTTGTATTTGCAAGTACTATGGAAGTTTACGGTTGGCAACCTATATCTGACGATGTAGAAAAAAATATTATACCAAAAAATTATATAGCATTTGATGAAAATACACAGCCTAATCCTAATGCACCATACGCAGTTGCAAAGTATGGGTGTGAAAAATATTTAGAATATGCACACCGTTGTTTAAGGTTACCTTTTACAGCATTACGTCAAACTAATTGTTATGGTCGAAAAGACAATCAGTTTTTTGTAACTGAACAAATTATTAGTCAAATGCTAACAAATCCAGAAGAATGTAATTTAGGTTATGCAGAACCGTATCGTAATTTTATTTTTGTTGATGATATGCTTGATGCCTGGACTACAGTAATTAATAATCCTGACAAATGTAATGACGGAAGTATTTTTACAATTGGCCCAGACAATCCTATTAAGATTAAAGACTATGCAGAACTAATTGCTAAAAAGTTAGACTGGAAAGGAACAATCACTTGGGATACAAAGTTATTTAGAGCCGGCGAAATATACTGGTTAAATAGTAACAACGCACTTATAACTAAAAAATTAGGCTGGAAGCCAAAAGTTACACTAGATGAAGGATTAGATAGGACTATTGAAATATGGAAACGCAATTTGAGCCTTACTTAAAATTAGATCCTAGCGGAATTAAATGCATGGCTCAACAAACCTATGAGCCTTTAGTAAGTAAAGACGGAAAAACATTTTGCAAAAATTATAACTTTCCTAACGAATATGCATACAGAGATCAAAAAGATCGTCCATTGTATACAGAAGATGTTGTGGATTGGTTTTTTCAAAATGAATTACATTACTTAAAAAAGTTTGAAGGTAAACCTTATGCACCAGAAATTATAGATATAAAAAACAAAAAAATTTATATAAAATGGTATGGTAAAAGTTGTAATCAAATTATATATGCAAATAAACCTTGGCCAGTTCCAGACTGGCAACAACAAATTAAAGACATTATACTAGATCAATATAATGAAGGTGTATATAAATTAACAATGTATCCGCATTGTCATTATGTAGACAATAATAATCAGATGAAAGCTATTGATTGGTATGGTTGTGTACCTGTTGAATCACCGTACATTGCAGAAAAATGGATGCAAGGTATAATACATGAAACTGCACAATTTAGATTAGAAGAAACAGGTGCAGCAGTAGACAGTGTATTAAATTTAGAAACTATGTACAAACGTAGTTTAAGTACACACGTAAAATGGGGAGAAGAAAATATGAACTATATCTATAGGGAAATATTTGGAGAAAAACATGGCTAAATTATTAGGAAATACAAAAGACCTATTTGATTGGAATGAAGTTACATCTTGGTGTGAAAAAGATGGCGGCGTTGCATCTGGACTTGTTCAAGCAGGTGATGATTATATGGATTACTGGAACAAAACTTTACTAAATGAAGAAAATACTCATGAATCTGAAATGAATGATTATTGGCACGATTTATTTGGATGCGGGTATCGTTGGGATTTAATTTGGTGGCAATGGATAGGAACAGATATGTATAAAGAATTTATAGACAAGTTTTCTAAACATATAAAAGTTAAACACTTAAAGTCTTTTGTATCACGTCTTGATCCAGGTAATGTTGCGCCACCTCATTGGGATGAATGTGATTCTGCCCTTGTAACTCCAACCAATGAAGGTAAAATTTTTAGATATATAGTGTTTTTAAATGATCCAGATCCAGGACAAGCGTTTTTATTAAAAGATCATTGCCATTATAATGAAAAAGCAGGTGGATTATATCTTTGGGATGATTATAGAGATTTTCATGCTGCATTTAACACAGGTAGTAAACCACAATATCTTTTTCATTTTATAGGAACAACGGACGGATATCAAGATGAGTAATAATGAATTATATGAAAAGTTAAATTCTTTAGAAACAAAATACTATTCTTTAAGTACATTTTTTAGTGAAGACAATAGTGCTATCTTAGAAAAGTATAAATCTTTGTTAGCAAATGACTTTAGAATAGATACAATTGAGTGGCGTGAATTTTATGTTGATGATAATAAAATTGTTTTAAAAGTATTGCCTGGAAGATGTGCACCATTACATTGGAATTGGCATAACAATAAAGGAAAACAAGTACTATCATCGTTGCGTGATTCGTCTTTTGGTCAAACTATTTTAACTACAGATGAAGCACTTGTTCTAGAACCAAATGAATCGCATACTAATAATATTGATGATTATTGTTTTATTGCTAATTGTAGTATTAGACCTATGTGGATATTAAGGACTATAACCGATGCCTAAATACTTTGGTACTACAGAAGGTATAATTGATTGGAACCCTGTTGTACAAGCCTGCGAACAATGTACTACTGGTGATAAAAACACAGTAACAAGTGTAGTTGATCGCAGTGAAGCAGAAGCAGAAGGTCCACTACTAGAAAGTTATAGGGGTATTATAAACACATGGCAAAATGCCGGGTACAGTTTAGAAGAAATATATTGGCACGATTATTACCCTGGTGAACACTTTGATATTGAAATACAAAATAAATTTGCTAAAATTATAAACGCAGAACCTTTAAGGGTATTTGTAAGTGAAGTTGACCCAGGGCGTAATGTTCCATATCATTGGGATGTAGAAGATAAAGAAGACGAATGGTTAAAACTAGGTGAACTAAAACGTTGGGTGTGCTTTATGGATAAACCAAGATGGGGTAACATTCTTATACTTGAAGATGAATGTTTTCATAATAGCCCACAAGGCGAAATATGGGAATGGGACAATTATAGAAGTTATCATGCAGGAACAAGTATGGGAATACACAAGCAATACATGTTTCATTTTTTAGGAAGACCAAACAAATGATAAAAATTAGAAATGCATTAGCAATGGGAATGACAAAGTTTTTTAGATTCTTTGCAGATACATTTTTTGCTAAACGATACGGACACAGAGCAGTTGTACTAGAAACAGTAGCAGGTGTGCCTGGTATGGTTGCAGGCATGTGGTTGCATTTTAAAAGTTTGCGTAAAATGAAAACAGGTTTTGGTCCTGACATTAGAGAGATGTTAGAGGAAGCAGAAAATGAAAGAATGCATTTGATGTTTTTTATTGCAATCGCTAACCCTAACTTTTTTGAAAGACTATTAGTTGTGTTAGCACAAATTATCTTTATGGTTTTTTATTTTATAATCTATGTGATCAGTTATAGACTTGCACACAAAATGATTGCATACTTTGAAGAAGAAGCGGTTAGAAGTTATACTGACTATCTAGCAATGGTAGAGAATGGAGAAGTAGAAAATGTTCCTGCACCACAACTAGCAATTGATTATTATAAAATGAAAAAGGATGCTCGGCTATCAGATTTAATTAAATGTGTAAGAGCAGATGAAGAACATCATAGTAAAGTAAATCATAGGTATGCAGATGCAGATTAAACATTTAGGGATATGTAATACTATTGATTGGGATAGTGTAATTGATCAATGTGCAAGTGTTGATCCTGAGTATGTAGGACCAAGTCACAAGCGTGGAGATAATGTTCCTGGTTTAGATCCTATCCTAGATATGTGGGAAGAAGCAGGATACAAAACAGTACATGAAGGCGGCACAGCAGGTTGGGATATGTTTATTCCAGGCAAACAGTTTGATCAAACTATTGCTGATGACTGGAATAACTTTTACAATTTAGATTGTAAAAATGTTTGGATCAGTAGAGTGTGGCCTGGAAGGTATGCTCCAATTCATTGGGACGTACACGATGACGAAGAAAATTTACCTGATTGTCCTAGGTATCACTGCCATATAGGAACTCCTCAATGGGGACACATTTTTATTGCAGGTGACAAAACATTTTACAATGTTCCGCAAGGAACAACTTACGAATGGGTAGATAGAAAAATATGGCATGCCGGAACTAATTGCGGTTTAGTGCCTAAGTACATATGGAACGCATGGTAATGGAAACAGGAATAGTACAATGGTTTAATGACTCAAAGTGTTTTGGTTTTATAAAAGCTGAAAACGGTGATGAAGTTATGTGCGAGAAATGGCACATAGTAGGTGATGTAAAAACTTTAAATCCAAGACAAAAAGTTACGTTTAACAGATTTGAATGGGAAGGTAAAGAACGTGCAAACGATATTACTGTAATAGAAGATAATGCTGTACCAGAACCAACTTATTCTATGAATAAAGGTACAGTGTATTGCGAAAATCCGTTAATAATTGTTTTTGATAACGTTATATCAGAAGAAATGTGTGATGAAATAATTGCAAAACATGAAATAGATGGTATGAATTTAGATAGTGGAAAACAAAGTAGACAGGAAAGTTATACACAGGTTACTGAAGATGTAGAACAACGCGGCATTAGTTTAGGAATGGATCCGCATCATTATGGTATTATTGCAAATGCTATTGTAGATAATTGTGGATTTCCTAATAGTCTTATAGAAGCTATTGATATTTACAATTATGATGTAGGCAGATATTTAGACTTGCATCATGATTATCCATACTTTCCAGATAAAATAAATTATTATTCTTATGGTGGCAATGATAGAATAGGTACAGGTATTTTATATTTAAATGATGACTATGAAGGCGGCACAACATATTTTCCAAAACTTGATGTAGATATAAAACCTAAAAAAGGTAGTATGTTATACTTCAAGCAGTGTTATGATGAAGCCACTAATTGGAGTACTATACACGAAAGCACGGTAATTAATAAAGGAACAAAATGGATAGCTAGTTGTTTCTTTGCTGAAAAAGAACGTATCGGCTTTACAGACAGGAGTGAATTTATGCCAGAAGAAAATCCAAAATTTGACGATCCATTCTATATAAAAAAGTTTATGGATATTCAGCGAGGCAATGTAGTGCTTTATCGAAAATTAAAAAATTTAGAAAACAGTAAATTAAAACAAGTAATTGAAAATCATTTAGGTGAAGATTTTTTTAAAAACCTAGATGACTTAGTAAAATGAAAATATATATAACAGGCACAAACAGAGGACTAGGTAAGCATCTTGCTGATATGTTTGATTGTACAACATTAGATAGACCACTTGATCTTAATACTGATATAGATTCTATTTGTAATAGTATTGAAGATGATAGCCTTGTAATATTAAATGCACATGCTAGTCAAAAAGAATACGTTGTACGTTTATATAAAAGATGTAAGTTAGTAGTTATGGGCAGTATAGCAACATTGCATAACGACACACAGATGTTAGAATACACTAAAGAAAAAATTTTACTAGAAAAATATTGCGAAAGTATATCAACACATAGTCCATTGTTATATCTTAGACTTACAAGTAGCAGTTATAAAAATTACAAATTAATAACCAACAGTATTAAATTTTGGATAGAAAATCCAGACATAACTTTTATAGGATATAATGTAAATGAATGAAGATAGAATTGTAATTACAGGACACACCGGTGGTATTGGTAAAGCAATATTTGATAAATTTACAGAAGTTAGTTGTCATAAGATTATAGGTATGAGTCGTAGCAACGGTTATGATATTGAAAAAGATTTTGATAAGATTGTACAAGAAGCAGCAGGTGCAGACCTCTTTATAAACAACGCATATAGAGACAAGCAACAACTAAAACTTTTTCATGCACTTAAAGACAAAGTAAACATAATGGTTGTTATGGGCAGTGTTAGTAGACATTATCCTGAACTTATTCCAACAGATTATGTACATGACAAACAAGAACTTGCAGAAGCATGTAGATTAGAAAGTATAAATCCAAATGGTATTCCTATTTTACATTTAGATTTAAGTTTTATTGAAGGTACAGATTTTGATAAAAATGATCCTACTGCATTTAATAGTGATTACAATACACCTCTTGAAGACATTGTTGATACAATTATGTTTTGGGCAGAAAAACCTAGTATAAGACAAATTGAATTTAGGTGGAAATTAACGGAACATGTTAAATCTGAGCTAGAACGTATTAATCCTAACTTAGACCCATCTAGGATACAGTTCTAAATTAGCATAAAATTTATCGGGGTGTATTTCCCACACAGTTTGATCTGTGTGTCTATAATGTACTTCTTTAATTTTACTTACTACACCTATCTTAGCAAGTGTAGGAAAATATATAGAGTGTACTAGACGCTGACTTCCTTCTTTACTTTTGTTTGAAGTTGCATACACTCTACCTTTACCTTTTGTCCATTCTAAACAAGCAGGAAGCATAAACTGATCTGTCAAGTTTTGATGTTCAGCACAAAGCCTATTTGCTTTTACTAATCCGTTGTGTGGTCTTGCTTCTCCAAACGTACATACTCTTGTAAGTATTCTATATGAGTTAGGCCCCATAACATCATCAAAGGAGTGAGCTGCTACACTTCCTATTGCTTTGTCATCACTATAAAGTATCCAAGCATTCCATTCACGTTCATTGTGAAAGCAGTCAATCATTACTTTTTGACTTGAGTTATTAACAAAGCCGCGGCGATCTGCTTCATTGTAAAACTCAGACAAGTCTAAGTCTTTGTTCCACTGTACCATCTTATGCATAGATTGCTTTTGCCTTTTCCATAACTTCATCAGGAAAGTTTGTTTTAAAACTATCAAATGCTAGTAACTGTATTTGTGAATGAGGAGTATCTTTGTTTACGTCAATTCCAGCAGCCTTCATTTTAGGAAACAAGTCTGCTTGTCTATCTTCACTAATATGACTCATTACACTTCGTAAACTAATACCAAGATCTTGGTCACTGTATGTAAAGAAGTAATTAATACTTTTTAATTTCCCCTCAACTACAAAATAACTACTAGGGTGCATACTGTATTTGTACAATCCTAGATCCTTGTGTGCTTGGATAATCTCAAGCATCTGTGTATCCCAGTCTGGCAATACTTTACTATAATCTGTTCCTGTGCATCTAGCAAGTTCCCACATATCCGGACCGCTAATTTCCAAATAAATTTTTCGAAACTCGTAGTCAATAGTAAATGCTGGTACATGTTGCGGATACTCTTTGCCCATTAATTTAAGGAACGTAATTTCTCTTTCAAACTTTTCATCCATTAGGGCTGGATCAACTACTTGATTATGTCCGCCATGATATCCTTCGTCGTTGTAATACCATTGACAAAATGTTTTCTTATCCTTGCTAATAAGACTAGTATAAATTAAGTTATTACGACAAAGACCTTTTCCTGGTACTGTGTTATAGTAATATTCAAAGTTGTTACTCATAGCTATATTTAACGGTAAATATCTATATGATTAAAGGAATTGGCGGCAAGCCCTATATTAACTTAGACCCTTATCTTGATATAGAAAAATTTAGAAATTTACATGCAGAAATATGTAGAGGCTTTGCACTAGCAAAAGACTATGCAAAAGAAGGTACTTGGATGGCACCTGGCTTTGAATGGAAAGACAGTAGTTACATACTAAATTGGAAACCTATATACAAAGCATGGGATGAATATCAAGCATTAGACGATAATGATCCTATCAAGATTGAAGGTAATAAAATTATGCCTACAGACTTTGGCGATTATAAACAGCGTAATATTTTTACACGTTACTTAAAAACTACACTAGGAGCAAACGATCCGTACATATATTATTTTTTATGGAACGAAGGTGATTGGAATGAGCGTAGTGCAGAACGACAAAAGACAGATGAAGCAAGTTACTTTCCTGGGGTTGTTGAATGGGTAGAAAATTTACAAACACAAGGTATTATTGATCGCATAGGTAGAGTTATATTCTTTCATTGTGATCATAATGGTAGAGCATTTGAACACAGAGACTTAGATGCAGACAATGGTGTACATGATGATAAGCAGTACAGTCCGCACAATGATGAGTTTATACACATACGCTATCGTACAAAAAGAGGATTTTATATATGGGATCCTGAGTCAGAAAACAAACATTATCTAAACTGTAATGCGGCATTTTGGAATGACCAAGACTGGCACGGGGGAGAAGAATCAAAAGAAGTAGAATACGGGTTACGTATTGATTGTAAGTTTACATCAGAGTTTAAAGAAAAACTAGGAATAAATCATTTAGAAAGTTATTGATATGAAATACTTAGGAAATTTTTA